TCGTCTCGCGCACCAGCCTCACATCCGCCCAGCCCGCCGTCTGCAACTGACGAAGGACGGAAAGGTCTGCCCGCATCGCGTTCATGTAAGAGGCGATGAGCGAGGAGTTGCCCTCGACGAGTTCCTTGTTGATGCCGTCCTTAAGGGGGTCGGTGCCGGAGCCGTCGGTCTGAATGTAGGGGCGGAGCGGTTCGAGGGCCTGCGCAATCTCCGGGGCCATCGCCTGCATCTGCTGCATGCCGCCGAGGATGAGCGCCATCGCACCCTCCGTGTCTCCGTTCTTGAAAAGGGTCTGCAACTGCGCCTTGAACTCGGGCGTGAGGACGGAATCAATGAGCATCGACTCGGTTATCATCTTGGCGTAGCGGGTGGCCACATCGTCGAGAATGTCCGCATAGTCGAGGGCGGCATCCCCGCGAGCCTTCCATTGTTCGACAATCTTATCCGCCGCCTGACCGGCGATATTCCCGAACACATCCTTTACAACCCCGTCAAGCTGTTCCATCGCATCTTTGTATGCTTCGGTGTCGTCGATGGCGTGCTGAATCCATTGTTTACTCTCCGTGTCGAGCTTCTTGTAGGTTCCGAGGATGAGCTTTAGCGTGTCCGCGTTCAGATTCCCGTAGTCATCGTAGAGTTCGCCACCCACGCCAGCGGCAAGGTTGCCTATCATCGTTTCCCACTTGGGGAGGAAGAAGGCATCCCTGCCGGAAAGGAACTTGCCCTTCCCGGTATAGGCCGTCTTGCGAAGTTTCTCCGCAAGTTCAGCCGCGTTTTGAATCTTCCGAAGGCCGCTTTCGCCAAACAGGTTTTCAACACCGGCTTTGAGGTCTTTCGACATACCCAGCACGCGGGACTTCTCGACGGCCTCCGCGAGCGCGGCGTTGAGTTGCGCTGCCGCCGTTGCCGCCGCCATAATCTCTTTTGCAATACCTCCCACGACAGCGAGGACTGCGCCCGCATAGTCGCCCTGGGCGAGCCGATCGAAAACTGCCCCCGCCGTGTCCGCGATGAACGCGAGCGCTTCTGCCATAGCCGCGAGATTGTCATTTCCGCTTGCCTCCGCATATTCCTTTACCGCACCGGCGATGCTGGAAACAACCGATGCCGCTTTTTGAAGGTTGCGGAGTCGATTGTCGTCGAGTTTCGTAAGGGCCTTCTCAATATCTTCTGATGCGAGTTCTTTGAGCGCGTCCGAAAGCGCATTGAGCGCCCCTTCGTCGAGCATATCGGCAAGTTCTTTGGGAACTTGGATATTGCGTAGTGCGGCTATGATTTCTTTTATCTCCTTGCCGGACTTGTGCGCCCACTCGGTGAGGTTGAGATTCCCGGTCTGCTTGCCGTAGATGCTCTTTGCGAGTTCGGCAATCTTGTTGTCCCGGTCTGCGGCAAGCTGCGCGAGTTGGGCTTGGAACTGCGCTTCGAGTTCGGAGGTGTCCTGCCCCAGCGCCACAAGGTTCTTGTGGAGTTCTTCGTACTCCCGGGTAGCCGTCGCTACCTTCGTGTTGTACTCCGCGAGGATGCGGGAAGTTTTGTATTCGAGCGATGATCCGGAGTAGGAGAAATCTTCTCCGAGGTATTTTTTGAGGTTGTCGTCGTACTTCTTTAGGTCGCGCTGCTTGGCCAGCAGCAGGCTCAACGCATCCATCCCCAGCCGCGCCTCTATCTGGTCTGCGGCCTGCGCCCCTTCGTCCCCCAGGGCGCGAAGGCTTGCGATAAGCCCCTGCAACTCGGTGTCAAGCGTGGAATAGTCCCGCGCCCCGAAAAGTTTGGAGAGCTGGAGGTCAGTCTGCTCGCCGAAGAACGGCTCAAGTTTCTCCCTTGCGTCGCGGTATTTTTCAAGGATGGAGATTTCGGCCTTGATGGATGAAATGCGGTCTTTGACGGCCTTGTTCTGCTCGGTCTGCGCGGACTTGATGGACTTGTCGTAGTCCTTGCCCATGATGGACTTGTAGAGCTTGGCCTGCTCCTCCCTATCTTCGGTAAGCGCTTCGATGCGCTTCTGCTCATCCTCGGTGATGCCGCCGGAACTCTTTGCCTTATTGCGGAGTTTTGCAAGTTCCTTATCAATGTTTTTGATGCCCTCAACAACGGAACTTATCTTGATTACTTGCTGTTCCGGCGACCCTTCCGCGCCGTCGATGGTGTTCTTATGAGAACTGAATGCCGCTTCCAATGCGGTCATCCCATCGTCGAAAGCTCTTGCTGCTTGCAGGTAGGACGAGCGCAGAGAATCCGCGCTACGGCCCAAATCCTTGTAGAAGATAGTTCCGGGGATACCAATAGTGCCTCCGCCCATCCGCGAAAGTTGGTCGAAGTTAGATTGATCGGAGAGTTGCCCGGTTATGATGTACCGCCAAATATCCTCTTGCTGTCCGATAGACCACTTGTTTGCCTCTGCGGTTTTCTTGAAACTTTCGTAGATATTGCTGGTTGCGCTTTCAAATGCGCCCTGCACCTCGCCGGACGCGCTTTCAAGGAACTTGGCCTTTTGCGCTTCACGAATCTTGTCCGCGAGAAGTTGGTAGGTGTCGGCGAGGTTGGTAATCTGCGTATTCTCCGCCCGGATTTGTTGCAGATAAGAGCCGAATCTATTTTCAATAGCGAGTTTCGCCTTATCATACTCTTCCGTCCCCTCCTTGGCGAGTCTGAGTTTTGTATAGAGGCGCTCCATTTCCGCGCTCTCTGATGCAAGGGCGGCCTCGTATTTACTGACGCTCTTGGTTACTGCATCTGTGATTTTCTCCGAATCTGAAAGAGCATTATTCGCCTTTATTACTTCTGCTATGAGGAGTGTGGCCCCTGCCGCAAGCATGGCATACGGGTTTTTGGCAATTACCGCCCAGAGGTTCTTAAATGCCCGACCGACAAGAGAAACATTGATCGCGGATGCAAGCCCTTCCGTTACCGCAACACTTGTTATCATAGCAACGCGATACGCGCCCAAGATGGCGACCGCTTCCTTTAGTACGCGACCGAAGTTCTCCATATTGGATACGATGTTCGTAAGGGATGAAACAACGCCCTTGAGGACTCCTTCTTGGCTCTGCCCGATTGCGTACATCAAGTTCTCCCACTTGCCCTTGAGGATATTGATTTGACCGGAAAGTGTCTTTGCGAGGACTTCCTGCATCTGGTAGAACTTGCCGCCCTCGCTCGTCATCCGGCGGAAGGCTTCTTCAACCATATCGAAGCCGATTTCCCGCTTCATCATCTTGTCGAACACGTCACCCAGCGACACGGCCTTGCCCTCAATCTCCGTGAACATCTTGGAAAGTTCTTCGAGAATCGGAACGCCATTCTGCGAGAAGGAGCGGAGTTGGATGCCTCGCAGGAATCCGCTTGACTTGACGTGACCATAGGCCAGAATCAGGCGGTCCATCGACACGCCCACGCCGGAAGCAACGTCACCGAGCATCTTGGTCGTTTCGAGGAGGTTGTTCTTGTCGATATTGAAGGCCGCAAGCTGCTTGGCATATTTGGCGAGTTCGGAGAATCGGTAGGTTGATTCAGACGAGAAGTTGTAGAGGTCTTGGAAAATCTTGTCCGCCGCATCGATGTCCTGGAGCATATTGCGGAGGGCCATCTTCTGCACCTCAAACTGCCCCGTAACATCAATGAGGGTGGAAAGGAAACGGCGGATGCCGACAACGGAGAAGGCGACCCCGGTAAGCTGGCCGAGGGTACGCATAAGGTTATTTGAGCGGGAAAGATGCGTGTTGAAGTTACGCAACCCGGTTGAACCGGCGGGGAGTTTATTCGTAAGCGCCTTGGACAAGGTACCGTTCAGCTCTTTTGCCTTGCCGATGTCATTATTGATAGCGTCGATAAACGCCTTGTCATCGAGGATGACTCCGAAATTCAGGTTGTCGATGGTCGCCATATATTACTTTCCAAAAATGTCGTTCATGGTGAGGGGTTCTTTCCCCTCGGCTTTTGCCCGAAGCCGGGCGAGTTTCTTTTCATAAGCGGCTTGCTGGAGCGCAAAGGCGGGGTCGTTTGCCCGCACCAGCGCATCCTTGCCTTTCTTGCCTTTCTTGCCTTCCGCCTTACTCCGCTTGTAGAGCGTGTGAGGAAGGTCGGACTGCATTATCTGAATCTGTTGGATGGTCAGCACGCACCTTGCGGTGTAGTTGACCACAAGCCCGACAAACGGAACCCACCTCGTATCGCCGTAGCAAGGAAACTCCTTTACGAACGCGGCGATTCTTCCGGCGTGTGTTCTCGAAGGAATTGCTCGACTTCCCCCTTCGTCATACTCATCAAGTCCGTCCTCGTATCCTTCCAACACGCGATAGTGTGATAGTACATCACGCAGTACGACGTTATTTTTTTTTTGAATAGCCGTCGTTACCGATGCTATCTGCGCCTCATTGTATTTCTTCACAAACGCCCACCATCGCCATATTAAGGGGTAAAAGAGGACTATCTTCACCGGGGAGTTGAGAACGGCAAGCACGGCCATCTTGATTGAAAAATAGGGGTGCTTTACGGCGGAACGCATGACCTCTGCGGAATCGCCCTTCTTTGCCGCTTCTTCAAGCTCCTCGCGCTCCAGAAGCAACTCGGTTATCTTCTGAATGGTGTAGTCGTGGAGAAACGAAATTTTGACCTTCTTCTTTGTCCCCGGAATGAGTATTTCTTCCGTCTTGTTTGCCTCAAGCTGCGAAAGCGCAACGCGGGTCGCTAATTCGGGTTGATTCATTGTCTTGTCGGATTGAAAAAGGGGCAGGGCTTTTCACCCCGCCCCTCGGTTAAGGTTTTCAGCTTCGACCGATTAGCCGTTGCTGACGGTGTGGGTCGGCAGGGCCACGAAGTCGCCGCTCGCGTTCTCGTTCGGCAGCATGACTGCGTTGAACTGGACGTAAGTCGGGGTCGTGTTGTCGTCGTGCTGCGGCTCGGAGAAAACGAATTTCACGCGGGCGAACACAACGGCGGAATTGCCGCTCTGGGAACGTGCGAGGACGGTGTACTCCGCCTCCTTGGAACCGAACTTGTGTGCCTTCGCAGCGGTGTAGTTGTCCGTGCCGTCCTTGACGGTAATGGCTCCGGTCACACTCTCGAAGGCGAGGTCCAGCAGGGCGGTGGCGATGGACGGGATGTTGCCCGTCATCGTGTAGTTGTCACCGGCCTCCACAGCGCTCTCGATGACGCGGTGCTTCTGGTCAATCTTCGTGGAGGTGAAGGAGGGAGCATCCTTGCTGATCTGGAACGAGTTTTCGAGGGTGAAAATCTCGTCGGCAGCAGAGAAGTCGATACCGCCCTCTGCGGCGAGGTTGACGCCACCGGCGGTGTAGGGGAGGAGCTTCAGCACCGAGTTGCCGGTGTTGAGGTCGTTGAGGATTGCTTGAGTAAGTGCCATGGTACTATGCTATTTTTATGAAAGCGTTGATGTTGATAACTCTTGCGTGATAACCGTTTCCGTCGGGCGTGTCTCCCACGATGTTGTAGGAGTAGGGCTTGAACACAATCGGGCCGACCTCATAGGGGAGTGCGGTGCGGAGTTTCGTCTGCATTACGGAAAGTTTCTTCCCGTTCTTCATGTTGCTCACGTCCCTTGCGAAAAGCGAAATGTTGAACACGCATTCGCCGAGAGCGCCCCGGTCGCGGATGCTGCCCGAAATGTGGCAGACCACGAAATCTGCGAGGTCTCGCTCCGAGGAGCGCGGGCGGTTGGTAAACACGTTGGAGGAAACGCCGCCGTTGTAGATGGCATCCACCACCGCATTCTCAAGAGCCGATTGGTCGAAATTGTTTCCGTTCATTACTTCGCTTTCCTAAAAAACGTGTGAAAGTTCTCCACTATGCCGAACTGCGCGTCCACCATAAAATTCATTTCGTAGTCCTCACGATACCATCCTTCCATATCGGAAAGGAGGATGACCGCCCATCCGTGCGTCTGCTTGGCTATCGCCTCGGCTTTCGCTTTCGCGCTGCCGGGTAAATCGCCGTCGCCTCCGTTGTGGCAACCCGACCGCCGAACCCGTCCGTCATGAGCAAGCGCCCATGCCATCGTGTCCGTTTGCGTCGTGTGGGCCATGAACATCGCGTGGTTGTTGTGCTCGTCAATGAGGTAGTCGAGGGCTGCGTGGGCGAGTTTTTCCATCCCGTCGAGAATGGCCGCTTCCGCGTTGACCTTGAACCGCTTGAAGGCGTAGTCAATCGTGGATGCGTTCTTGCGCTGGTTACTCGCCTTCGACATGGCCGATGTTCCCTGGTATGTCGAGCCAGATGTTCGTCCCCCAGTTGTAGGTCGTCTGCTTCTTGACTACCGCCGTGAAGGTGTTGTCGTAGTCCGTCAGCGTCACGACCGTTCCTTCCGGGAGGTGCGTGAGCATCATCGGCGTGGAAATCTTGTAGTCCGCCGCGAACACCTCACCCGAATCCTTGATGCCTCCCGTCGATGTACGATACCCCCACGGCAGCTCGGTCACTTCCTCCGTGGCGAACCCGGACGCGGTGCGTATCGGATTCCACTTGGAGTCATATCGCACCCGGGTGAGCGTCATCGGGGTCTGGACGGGGTTGCCCTCCGCGTCGGTGACGGGACGGCCCCTTTCGTCGAGCGCTTCCGAATAGACGGTCAGGGTATGCGGCCAGCGGGGGTTATACATCTTAATAGAGGTCTTTAAGACGAATCTTCGGATTCGGGTCGGTGAACGGCTCGTCCCACTTCGCGTAGAGGTCTTTCGCCATCTGCATCAAAGCATCCCGCGAAACGACGTTCTTGATTGCGACGTAGTGGGTCCAGCCGCCGTCGGACTCTCCCTGCGTACCCGACTTGGTGGAAGAAACGGCAGCGCCGTAGTAACAATCCGCAAGGCAGAGGTCGCGGGTCTTCTCGTCCACGTCCGCAACCCTCGTCTCGTCATCGTCGATGCCCCGGTGAAGGAGCGTCGCCCAGATGAACTCGTCCGAGAAGTCTATGATGTGGTCGAGCTTTGCCCGGAGCCAATCAACCATTGTCATGTTGTCTGCGATGCTTGCCATTTCTTCCGTCGGTTATCACACATTAGTTTGTCAAAGAACTCGTTCCGAATTAGGCATTCGGATAGAGATACCACATATACTGCGGGGACTGCGGGATGACCAGCGAGGTCATTTCCGTGTTGTAGGACTGGCACTTCTTCACGAAGTCCACGCCCACGGTCAGGAGCAGGCGACCGCCGTAGAAGTTGGCATAGTTGCCGCCATCGATGGCGATAGGCTCCACGGTCTTGACGACACCGATGTTCCCATCCGGGACGAACACCCACACGTTCTTGTCGAAGGCGTTGATGTTCTGGCGGGCGATCGCCTTCTCCGTCTTGTCGATGCTCTCGATAGGAACGAGGGAATCGATGGCCTTGATGGGAGCGCCGATGATGGACTCCAGGGCGGAGCGCTTCTGCTCGAAGCTCATAATGCCAGCGTAGGAAACCTGCGCGGTGGAATCGGCGGCGGGCAGAGCCGCGACACCGATGGCGGCGAGAACCTTGCTGTGGCCGAGGCACTCCTTGAGGTAGTCAATCTCAACCTCGAAGTGGCCACGAACGCCAGCATAGCGGGCCTTCGCAACGACATCAACGAGGTCTTTCACCGGGTCGGAGGCGGAACCCTCGTTGGCCTGGGTGTGGGTGGAGGAGGTCCACCAGCGGGTTGTGTCGGCCGGAAGGGTGGTCTTGTTGGCGGCAGGGACATGGTAGTCCAGGACGATACCCTTGACACCCTTCGGGTTGTTGGTCGCGGAGATGGTGAACTTGCCCGTGGAGACGGCCTGATGGCGCTGATAGGTCAGAGCGTTGGTGTGGCCGCCGATGAGCTGGTCAACGGTGACAAAGAGCTGCTGGTAGGCGATCTCCGCAATCTGGGCGGCGCTGGTGGAGCGGCGATCCTCGATGAGTTTCATCTTGCGGAGCTTGTCCTCGTTGAAGTATTCGACCTTCTTCATGCGAGGAATCTTGCCAGTATAGGACTTGAACCCGGTCGTTCCGTCAGGAATGGCAGGGGAGTCGAGGTCATAATACTGGGCGACAGGGTTGAGCGCAAGCTCGGCCACAATCTGCTCATAGGCGAAGTCGGTCTGCATGAACGGCTCAAAGGTGAAGCCGTCAAGCTGGAGGGCGTTGTACTTGAGCGCCATCGTGTTGTCCAAGAAGGACTGGAGGCTCTCGCCAGGGCCGAGGGCGCGGGAGAGCAGGTCGTAGAACTGAATCTGATAGGTATCCATAATCTTATCTCCTATTCGTTAAAGGGTTAAGCAACGACCTGGATGACGTTCGGGACGGCGGCCTTCATCGCGGCGGCGATGCCAGCGCAAGGGGTAAGGTCGATGAGGATGCCCTCGCCGTGGAAATCGACGGCAGCGCCGGTCGCGGCGACGGTATTGGCGGCGACACCTGCGGCGGTGGCTTCGATGTCACCCATATAGATGTCGTTGTAGAGGTAGGCATTCGGAGCCGGAACCTTCGTGCTGGAGAAGCCGAGGCACACAATCGCGCCGACGGTTGCTCCGGTCAGGGCGATGGTGATGTCAAGCAGGCTTGCATCGGTAGCGTTGGGGGCGACGGCGGTGATGGCCACCGGGGAGCCGTTGCTGCCGAAAGCGGAAGCGTTCACGAGGCCGAGATAGTCACCAACGGCGGGGACGTAGCCGTACTCTTTGGGGTCGATGGTGATGCCGGTGACGGACCCAGCGACAGCCTTGACCTCATAGGTCAGCATCGGGGTGATGACACCCGAGGCGAGGTTGATGCCAGTACCGGCGGGGATGCGGATGCCCTTCTTGCGGAAAGCGGCAGCGAGAACGCCACCGACCGGGCGAGGAGACACCGTGCCGAGCCAGACGGGCTGGTGGGTCTGGCCGAAATTGGATTCAGCGGACCCGAAAGCGTTGAAAGAACTCTTCATGTTGTCTTTTGTTTTGATGGAATTTGACATTACTCCTTGTTGGGGAGGAGACCTTGCGAGCGCAGGAACTCATTTTTCTTTTCCACCGCAGTCTTTGCATCGCCGAATGTCTGCGAGCCGACCGGGGGAACGGGGCCCTCGCCGAAGGTTTCCTTGTAGGAGGCGTTGTACTCACCCTTCAACCGCTCGGTAGCCTGATCAACGGTCTCGTCCTTTGCGAGAGCGAAACCCTTGAGGACTCCTTTGAGGATTCCGGGATTCGTGCATCCGGCGCTCTTGAGCTTTCCCTCCACGGCAGATAGGTTTTCCTTCAACGCGCGGGCTGCGTCATCTGCGGCCTGGCGTGCAAGGATTCGCTCATTCTGCTCGCGCAGTTTCTTTGCCCATTCCGGCTCCGGCTCATTCTTGGGAGGTTCGGGGTCCGGGTCGGACTTGGCGGGATGCGCCTCCTTGTAGGCGTTGAAGTCTTTCTCCAACTGGGCGGCGCGGTTGCGCAGCGAGTCGGATTCGCCTTGAAACGCCTTGAGCAGATTCTTGGTGTCCTCGGATTTGATTACACCGTCAATCTCCTCCTCTTTGGTGATGGTTTTAGCGAGGAATGAGGCAACCCCATCAAAAGCCTTGTCGCCCAACCCCATTTTCGCGTACTCGGTTTTGAGCGCATTCTTGATGTTTTCTTTCATCTTTTCAATGATCTTGTTGTTGGTTAATACAAAAAGCCCGAAGCGGTAATCCTCACGGGACTACTACTCCGGGCCTATACGGTTATCGTGTAACTCTTGTTTAGCCTCTCTTGCGCTCTCGCGGCGCTATGCTATGTCCTGCAATTTGATTTCGCTTACCCGCTTGCAGTTCGGGCAACGGACCGAGATATGCAACTCTCCTTCGAGGCGCAGAACCCGCACGGGGAACTGTTTTCCGCACAAAGGGCAGACTATCTGCGTTGCTTTCTTCTCATCCATACACGGGCAAAAATATACAAAAACAATTCAAAGTGAAAAAAAATTTTCACTTAAAGTAAATAATTTTCACTTTTGCCTTTGAGAAGGCTAATTTGGAATAATTCTAATTTATGCGAGCCATTACCGAGGAAGAAGCAAAGAAGCATTACGACCCCGACTTTTACGAAGCCGGGATGCTCCTCAACGGCGAGCCGTGCATCGTCTATGACCATGAGTTCATTGACGCGGTAAGAAAAGAAAACCTTGAACTCAAGCGACTCGGAAAGCGAGTCTATAACCTCGTTCCCCAGGCTGGCTTCCAAGAGAAAGTCCTCACAAACGAAGCGGATATTATTATATGCGGTGGCCGCCGCGGGGCCGGAAAGACTTTTGTAAGTCTTTATGGCGCACTTAATTACGCATTTAACCCGGACATCAATATGTACGGTTTCCGCCGCTTCGAGGCAGACGTGAAACGCGGCATCTGGAAAAGCAGCAAGCAAGTGTTTCGCGGCTTTGCCAACTTCGCCGACACATCCTTTGAAGCCAAGTTCTTCAACGGCACGGGCGCCACGATGAAGATGGAACACCTCGCAGACCTCAAGGCCGTCAAAGACCGATTCCGTGGCGCGGAAATGCCCTACATCGTCATCGAGGAGCTGGCCGAGTTCACGAAAGACAATATGAACGTCATCTTCGACCTCATCGGTTCCAACCGAAGCACAACGGGAATGCCCTCGCGTTTCATCTGCACATGCAACCCGGTAGGTCGGTCAAACAAACTGCGGTGGTTTCTCGATTGGTGGATAGACCAGGAAACCGACGAGGTTATCCCTGCCCGCTCCGGCAAAATACGTCATTTCTGCCGTTATGGAGAGGACGTGATGGAAATCGCTTGGGGCGACACCCCGGAGGAGGTCTATCAAAATCCGAATGCGAAAAAGAAAATCCAGTCCCTGACCGACACCGCAGACCGGGACTATAAGAACTACATAACCTCCGTAACATTCATCGACGGCGACTATGCCGAGAACAAGATTCTCCAGGTCACGGACACCAAGTATATGAACCGCATTTCCTCGGGCGGAAGCAAGTCCGTGGTCAATGACATTCGTGGTATCTGGAAGGACGTGGACGACACAGGGGCACTCATCACGATGGATGACATGAACCGATTTTTCGAGAACGCTCCGCAGGTGAACGGAGTCAGATGCGCTGGCGGGGACATCGCCCTGCGCGACGACTGGCTTGTTCTGTGGGCTATGGACGGGATGCACATCATTGATGTCGATGCGCGGCGGTATGTCAAGAGTGAGGCCGTGATCGACATTATCCTTGAGTTCCTGAAACGGAACGACGTTCCGAAAGAGAACTTCGCATTCGACGTGAACGGCATCGGAAACTGGCTCAAGCAGAGCGAGGAAATGCGCGGATGCTTTGGATTCGACAACAAGGCCCCAGCGAAGGACAAGACTTCCTATAATACGCGAAAGAGCGAGTGCGCCGGGATGCTTATAGATGCCCTTCAAAACGGTCAGATTTCTATTGATGAATCGGTATTGCGAAGGACATATACAGAGAAGCGAATCCCATTCACAATTCGTGACCGGCTCGTAGAGGAAAGGATCATAATTAAGTGGAAAGAGGAGGAGAACCCGAAGGCGCTTATTCAAAAAAAGGATATGAAGGGACTGCTTGGCAGGTCCCCCGACTTTATCGAAGCGCTTCTCTATTGCCTCGACCGGGTTGACAACGCAAAGAAGATGAAGAAAGTGCGCCGTGGCGACTGGTCATATTTCGGATAACAAACAAACATACTGATATGAGACTCATTCCATCAATTAAAGACATGGCCCCGACGCAGATACTCCGGCGGCGGCCCTTCTCCGTCCCCATCCCTACGGGGGTAGAGGGCGGTGGTCCCATCATTAACCCCGGGCAGGTCTATGCGGTCCCGCTCGACAACGTGAAACGGCAGCTCAAGACGCAATCCGATTTCGTGCGTGAGTTCTACCCGTCATCCCATGCCATCAATGAGATCAAATACTACCCGAACACGCTCTACAAGAGCAAAGACGGCAAGTATCAGGCAAAGGTCCGCTCACGCATCGCGGTGGCGTTCCAACAATACATACACCTCCAGCGCAAGGAGGCCCTCCTGGGGAACAACGTCGGTATGCGGCTTGTCTCCGATGCCACATCAAAGAAGAACATCGACCTTCTTGCCAGATACCGCGAGGGTTGGGAGGATAAGGACATCGAAGTGGCCATCAATAAGGCCATTGACAAGGCTTTTGCAACGGGCGACTGCGCCGTGAACATATACATGGACGGCGGCAAGGTCGGCTGGCGCACTTTCTCCTTCTCGGACGGCGACGAACTCTATCCGCAGTACGACTCCATGACGGGCGAGATGACCCTTTTCGGTCGGCTCTACAATGCGCAGGACTGGGACGGAGAGGGAAGGCAATACCTTGACGTTTGGGACAAGGAGTTCTTCGTTACCTATGTCAATGACACGGACGGGGAAGGGTGGAGGATGGAAGGAACGCCCCAGCCGCACGGATTCCCATTCTGCCCGATCGCCTACCACCGATGCGAGACCGGCCCAGTTTGGAGCGCATCCCAAGGCCTTATCGACGGCTATGAGATTGCCCTCTCGCAGTTTGCGGAGAACAACGCGGCCTACGCCCTGCGCATTCTCTACACGCTGGGCGGTGACTTTGAAATCATGTCGAATGTTGACGGCACTCCCGCCCGTATCGACTCTATCGACCCGAACGCGAAGGTTGGTTTCCTTGAACCGGCGGCGGGCGCGGACGGCGCATTCGCAAAGCAACTTGAAATCATGAAGAAGGAAATCCTCCGTGGGTCCTTCGTGGTGGAAACGCCGGAAATCAAGTCTGGCGCCGACATTTCCTCCCGTACCGTCAAGATGCTTTTCGCGGACTCCTACATGAAAGCCCTTTCGGACTCGATGGAGTATCAGCCGTTCATCAACCGGGTCGCGTACCTTTTCAAATTCGGCTATTTCGTCGAGACCGGGCGCGTATCCGAAGCGGATTCCCTGAAAATCAAGACCTACCTCGACCCGTTCATCTTCCTCTCGGACAACGACATCGTGACCGCCGTCCAACAGCTTGTAACCATCAACTGCCTTTCCCGCAAGACCGCGACGGAAATCCTCTCGAACATCGGCTATTCCTCGCCGGACGAGTATGCCCGTCTGCTCCAGCAGGAACACGACGAGCTTGTGGCCGAAAGCGTGGTCTCCGCCCAGGGGCAGCAGACAGTTCAGAACCCCGTAGCCGCGTCCCGCCTGAACAATGCTTAACGACCGTCTCATAGAGAGCGCCGCCGCCTTCAAGAAGGAATCCCGCTCGGATTTCGAGAAGGCGGTGGAGGCCCTTATCGCACTCGCTTTCCGTTTCAAGTACCTCGGCGCGGACTTTCTTTGGACTTCCGACCCCGTTCTGGAGCGGGAAGCCAACGCAATTCTTCGTGGCCTTTCGGACACTCTGTCCCAAAAGGCGAAGGCCCGCGCTTTGGCGCTCATGCGCGAGGAAGGCTGGGACTTCGGCGAGGATGCTTGGGAGGACGTGAACGAAAGGGTTGACACCCCGATTCTCACGCGCTTCGACCAGCAGGGGTATTTCCTCCGGGAACTGCTGGAGATTTGGGTTGCGCTCGCCTTCGTCGAGAACATCACTCCCGCGTACCTCAAAATCCTTGTCATCAACCACCTTGCGAATCCTTATGCCTCCCGCTTCTGGAAGGGACTCCCGGCGGGCCTTCTCAAGCACGGAAAGGGCTACCAAAGGGACTTGCTCAACCAAATTGGGCTTATCGGGCAGGACGGCATCATCGGGTCGGTAAGGATGGGCGAATGGATGGATGCCCTGGGGAAGGGCGCGACCTATTGGATTTGGCGCAGAGGCTCAAACTACGATTGCCTCCGTTGCGAGGCGAACAAGGGAAAGAGATTCCCGATGGACGTGCCGTTCGACACGTTGCATGCCCGGTGCATGTGCTGGGCCGAGTATCACTTTGAACCGATGGAGATATGAAGAAATTCAAGCCTACGGGCAAGTTCAACAACAAGAAGATGGAAACCCCGGACGGGGTGTTCGACTCGAAAGGGGAGTGGCAAAGGTGGCTGTTCCTCAAGGATGCGGAACGGCAGGGGCTTATCAAAGACCTCCAGCGCCAGGTCAAGTTCGTCCTCATCCCCACGCAGTACCGCGACGAGGTGGTACACCTCAAGACGAAAGATAAGATCGTCAAGCGGGTGGCGGAGCGGGAAGTGACCTACACGGCGGATTTTGTGTACCGCAAGCAGACGAAGGATATTGATAACAACCTTCTGGGGCATATCGAGGTTTGGCCGAAGGTGGTAGAGGATTATAAAGGCTACCCTAATGACAGATGGCCGCTCAAGAAGGCTATGATGCTCTATTTCCACGGAATAGCCATCCGTGAGGTCAAGAAACCGACCGAGCCTATCTAAAAATAAATCCGCGCCCCCTTGCAGAGTGCGGAATTATCGCTATATTTGCCATCGGGAAGTCGGCCCCGCGCCGTTAGTCCCTCATAACTCAAAAAGATGGCCCTCTCGCTCCGGCGGGAGGGTTTTCTATTTCTTCCAGACCCTCGCACCGGAGGGAAGGATTACGCGGATGCCCCTTGCCGGATACGGGCAGCAGGAGCGCAGATACCGCGTGAGATTCACCCCGTGGAGGCGGTGCGAGATAGCGGATGCGTAGTCGTATTGCTCCTTCGCCATTTCCCAATGCCCTCGCCGGTATCCACTGGCACGGGCTTTACGGACGAGTATCACAAGTTCATCCAAGACGGCCTGCTTCGCCAGCCACTCCAGGGCCTTGCGCGATTCCGGCGTGACCGACACTTCGCAGGTGAACTCCGTCCTCCCGGTCTGCTCGTTTGTGAACCATGAGCCTCTTTCTTCTTTCTTCCAACTGAATGTCTGCGGCGTGAACTTCCCCGCGAAGCGGCTCAAAGGTCCCGTCCGGCTTCTGGAGAAACACCTCCGAGGGACCGAACTCAATCTTTCTTGTCGTCGTTGCCATCCGGTTTTTTCTCAAAAATCGTAACACCTGGAGTCCCATCCTCGTTTTGGTACAAGAGAATTGCGCTTGTGCTTGCGCGTTCCTGGGTAAATGGGCGGCGGAACAACGCGGCTACAACTTCGTGCAGGCTCTGCTCCATCGCGTCCCAATCCACTTGAGAGGCGGGCGTTTCCGTGGTGAGGCTACCGTCCTCCGCGACTTCATAAAGGCCGGGAGGGAGGTTGGATTCACCTACCTCATCAAGTTTCTCTTTTGGGATCGGTTCAAATTCAATCATCGGGCATCTGCTTGACCTTTTCCTCGAACTCCATCATTTCCTTCACCTCCTGCGCGGCGGCGGTATCCTCCTGCTCGGTCGCGTCTGCGGGATAGCCGTAGGCTTCGGGGTGGCGTTTCATGCAAGCCTCGCTCGCCGTCATCACCGCCTCAAGCCACTCGACATCGGGGACTACCGAGAAAGCCGTGAAGATGACGGCGAGCCAGTTCCCAAGGCCCTTGCCCGTGGACTCGTCCGTTCCCAGCTTGTCGTAGCATTGTTTAAGAAAAAGGCCGATAGGGGTGCGCTTGTCTGCGCGGTGTGTAAAGACTTGGTTGAGGTCGGAGACCTTAACGTGTTCATTCTCATCGCGGATGATGAAGTTACCGATGCGCTTCTCATTCGCATCGAGCTTGAGTTTTCCGTTCCGTATTCTCATTCCTGGCCCGCCTCCCAGCCGGGCATCCCGATTTCGATTCCTCCTTCCGAGGTCTGCACCCCGTTCGGGCCGAAGGCGTACCAGTTGCCGCACTTGACCAGCACCCCGCTCGCGGATGGGTCGGAAACAAGGTCATAGGACGCGGCCTCGTAGTTCGCGGGGTCTGCGGGAAGGGCCTTGAGTGAAAGGGCCGGGTGCGACCACTCGCCCTTGAGATAGACGACCTTGTAGCCGTCCGAGCCATACACCCACGCGAGGTCCATCATCGCACCGGCATAGCCACGGATGCGGTATTTCTCGGTCGTGGACTCGTCGAGGACCAGGGCGAAGCAATCGTAGGCCGCCCCCACGGAGTATTCGCTCTCGTCCTCGGTGACGGTGATTTCGGCATTGACCGAGAAAGGCGGGGTGGCATAGGCGCTGCCCCCGAAGACCTTGCCCTCCTCATTGGGGAGGTAAGTCCCGGTGACGGTGTAGGAGTCGAGCGCGACCGGGGCGGGAACGCCCGGAGTCATCGTGTAGCGCCGCTCGGGGACGGTCTTGCTCTGGAGCGTCAGGGTCGGCATCTTCTTGGGGAGGGTCTGGGCGAGGACATCGAGCGGGCCCTTCGTGAGCATCTGCCCGGTGCGGACCCCGGAAAGCGAGAGGGTGATTTCCCGCTCGGCGGAAGGCATCTGCATCTGGGAGCAGGCGGCGAGGGTCGCGGCGGCGGCGACTGCGGCCACGGCTTTCTTCGTAGTTGTGCTTTTTTTCTTTGCCATAAGCTATTTCTTTTGGATTGGATAGACGATGTAGTAGCGCTCCTCTCGCCCCCGGTGTACCTCGACCCCGAAGGAGCGCAGTTCCCGGGTGACGGCGGTGGGGGAGAGGCGTTCCTTGAGCGCGGAGACGATCTCGGACTGGGAAATCCGCCGTCCCTCCTGCCCAGGGAAGGCGGGCGTGGGGGAGAGGCCCCGCTTGGCGAGGAAAGCCCGCACGGGTGAGTCCTCCTCCCGCGACAGCCCCCGGATAGCTTCGAGCCGCGAGCGCATCTTCTCCGTGGGGTGGAAATCGAACCGGCGGGCGCGAAGGTCGGAAAGGGCCTTCAGCAGCAGGTTCATCACCCCGGGGAGTTCCGATGAGATGATGGTGGCGGCGAGGGTCTTGTCCTGCCGTTCTTCCGGGATGGTCACGTCGAAGGGGAACACCAGAAGGCGACGGAAGAAGGCGTTGGAGGGGTCCCTGAACGCGGGGAGGTCGTTCATCGCAAAGGCGAGCGGCGGGGCGCACACCTGCTCCGCGTCGTGGAATATCCTTCTCCCGGTGACGGCCTGACCCGAGGAAAGGGCCTTGAGCGCAGACTCGAAGGCCGAGGAACGCTTCACGTCCGGGGCGAGATTGATCCTTGCCCCGTTGAGGTACGGGGTCATCTTGTCGTCCGCGAGCTGGGCGGGGTCGAGCGAGGACACCCTTCCCCCAAGCACGGCGCGGACCACATCGAACACGACGCTCTTGCCGTTCGCCCCTTCCCCGATGAAAAGCGCCATCTTCTCCACCGAAACCCCCTTGCGGTCCAGCAGCGAGAGAGAGAAGAACTCCAGCATCGCAGCCTGCTCGCACGCATCGGGCAGCACCTCGTCCAGAAAGGCCGAGAAACGCGGGCAACGCGCCGAAGGGGAGTAATCGTAGGGGAGCAGGTCCGTGCAGACCCATTCCGGGCCGAAAGCGCGTTTCCTCCCGGCGGAAAGGTCGTAGATGCAGTTGCGGAACGCCAGCGCATCCGAGGGCGCAAGGCATTTCTCCCCGATGACCGAAAGGGGCATGTCCCCCATCCGCCGCACGTCGAGAGGAGATGCGCCACGGTCCACAAGCAGGTCCGCCAGGTCCGTCCTCACATCCGGGGCCGGGGAGTAGATTCTCCCGTCGAAGTAATGCACCGCCCCGTCTATCAGGCAAAGCGAAGACGAACGCAGGAGGTCGCGGCAGAAGCGCGTGAGCGCGTCCACGCGGTCATTGGCACCCTTGACCCCGAGAGCCGAGGCAAAGGCTTCCTGCATCCCGGAAAGGCGGGAGGAAAGCTCATCACGCAACCCCGCCGTCATACTCCTTGAACCAGACGTTAAGGGAGTCCCGCCGGTCCCACATCGAACATTGCAGGCGCGGACAGGAACCCGACTCGAAAATGCACCCCGAACAAGCCTCGCAGACGTGAAGCCCCTTCGGGCGCTCAACCGCGATGAGCGTCTTGCCGCGAGAGCGGAAGGGAACCCCGACGGGAATGTACCGACCGGGCAGGTGGGAATCCTCTGTCATACGGGACAAAGATAGGAAAAGTTTCACGGAAAGTTAGTTGCAAGTGAAAAAAAATTTTCCCGTGGTGAAAATCGGTTGTATCTTTGGGAAAACGCCAATGTTGCAGATTGGCAATAGAGAGATTTAAGGCCCGGAGCCAGTAGGCGTATGCTGCAACCATGCGACCGAACACTCCGGGATTCTTTTTCGAGATGAAAGGAATTATCTACAAGGCGACGAACACCCTTAACGGCAAAGTCTATATCGGACAGACCGTAGCATCGCTCGCTCATCGCAGGAGAGAGCATCAGAAAGACGCAGAGGGCGACGCGGCTAACCATTTCCACACCGCGCTCTACCAATATCCGGACTTATTTGATTGGGAGGTCATAGACACATTTAGTGGGACACGGGAGGAGGTTATGCACGCACTGAACGTGGCGGAGGAATACCATATCTTGAAGTGCAATTCAACGGATGAAAGGTTCGGCTACAACGCAACGAAAGGGGGCTATTCTTCGGACAAGTTCGCAGAGTATATCAAACGGCGGGCGCAAGCCTTGGGCGGTCGGGCAAAGGCCGTCCTCCAATATGATGCGGACGGGAACTTTGTCCAGGAGTTCGAGTCTTTGAACGCCGTATGCGCGTATCTGGGGAGGCCGAAGATGCGCGGAACAGTCTTGTTCAGCGGATTGCACTACGGCTACCAATGGCGGGAGAAAACGAGCAATTTCTCCCCGCAGAAGATTGAATCTTATAGCCCGAAGCAAGCGCACAAGGCGACGAAAATTCTTGTGTATGATAAGGACGGGGATTTTGCCGGTAGATTTTTATGCGCTTTGGACGCAGAGAAGGCTACGGGCATTCGCGCCGAATATATCACTAAATCGTCTAAAGGGAAGTACCCGCAAGATGTTGACGCAAGAAGAAAGCACACGGATTTCTTCTTTTTCCGGGATGCGGAGAACTACCCAAAGAAAATCAACGTAATCCGCACCACAAAGCAAGAGCCGGAGAAGGAGAAGGTAAACCCCGCCATCGCGGTCTTGGCATACGATCCGAAATCCGGGGAATTTGTCGCAGAGTACGCATCAATGAGTGAAGCACACACACAAAGCGGGGCCTCGGATTCCACTATCCGAAGAAGCACACATTTGCCTGAGCCGGTTCGCGTAGAATCTCCAAAGCAAAAGTATGTCTGGCGGAAGAAGGATGGCGAGGTCAAGGCAAGGATAGATATTATACCGTATAAAGCTAAAACAATCGAAAGAAAGAAAATGGAACACAGAGTCATTCAATACTCCCGCGAAGGGGAGTTTATCAAGGTCTGGGAAAATGCCCGCACCGCATCAATGGAGAGTGGGGACAGTCATCACATCATCTATAACCAACTCTGCGGTAGAAAAACCGGGAAAAGCACAAAGTATATTTGGAAACACTACCGCGAAGACTACCCCAGGAGAATCGACACCGCCGGAGTCGGCAGCGCGGCGGAGCGGGAGAGCGAGCCAATCGTCCAACTTAACCGGGCTGGGGAGGTCATCGCAAGGTACGCAGACCGAAAGGAGGCGGCGCAAGCAACGGGCGTTTCCATCAGCCATGTCTGCAACATCGTCCGGGGGAGAGTCCGGCATCCAAGCGTGAGGCTTCTCCGCGAAGATGACTACAAGCGGCGGTATGAGGGGCAAAACAAGGGGGTGTAGCAGTTTTGTCGCAACTTTGTGCCACTTTTGACCTTTGTAAGTTATTGAAAGTGAACGCGGTGACTACTTGTGTCACTTTTATTTGAAACTTATACTATATAATTATCCTTTCTTTCTTTTAGTGTGCGTATAGGTTGGAAAAAAAGTAGCAAAAGTAGTCACGGAGGTCAGAATCAATGAGTTACAAGGGTAAAATGTTGCCACTTTGTTGTCACTTCTGATTTTTTGGGGGCGAAAAAAAATTTTATGAGATGCGAGGACGCGAAAAATGGGGACAGGAAGTGCTTGTTGAGCCGGTGGCGTTTGGGGGTCCCCTCCCGGCCTCCTTCCGTCCCTATCTTTGCACAATATAACACTATTATGACAAATCACTCCTCCGGCTGGCCTTCCTGGGCCTGCATTCTCCGGCGCAACTTGGCAAAATTGGCTTTTATAATGCAGTCCCGGCACTGAATCGGGGTATAAAATCTCTGAATTTGGCTATCTTTGGCCGCTTGCCTATCGTCTCGCTGGGTTTGCTGAATTGCTTTTATCGCATCTAATTGCGTTTTAGGGTCGTCGGAAGATTCTGCAATGATCCGATTGATTTGCTTCCGCTGGTTGGCTGGGTCATAATAATCTACGGCTCGTCCGGGCTTGCTTTCGGTGCTTTCACTACCCTCCGCCCTTCTTCCCGTCTCGGCTTCCCGTCTCCCTCTCTCCCTGGCGTCGGCGTCTCGGTCGGACAGCAGGCGCTCAATATAGTCTCCGTATTGCTTCACCTTGTCCGAGTTGATCCATCTTGAAACGAGCGTTTTAATCCCTACGGGATTAACGTCCTTCGCGGGTTTATCTTCAGCGGCAATATATGCGCTCCGGCTGTCTGGAAGAAGTCCGAGTTTGAGGGCTGCAATTGCTGCCTTCTCCCGGTCTGTTATCGGTGTAGTTGGTCCTGGCATGGGCTGACAAATTTAGTTTACCTATTCACAAAGTCCATAAGTTTTACTTATGATGATAAGTTTTACTTATAGTTGCAAATATAGCAATTACTTCGGATTCATCAACCCGGGAGCTGGTTTTCGTCCCTGCAAAACCTTTTTCTGAAATTCGTCCCTTATATACGATTTTCGTCACATTCTCTAAAAAAGTGTTGTTTTTTATAAATTCCCGTCGTACCTTTGTAGTGCAATCAGATGGGAACACCGATTGCAAAGCGCTCTTTGACATTCTGACCCTTTCACGGCGGCGGGCCGTGCTGGTTTCCGCCGTCCCTGGTGCATCGTTCTTTTGCCACCTTTCAAGCTAAGCAATCACGACACCGGGATAACTCAAGACCCTAAATTTTTACTGAAAATCTTTTCCTTTCGTGGTTTGATAACTTCCAAAGTTTGCAACGGTATAAACCACGGCAATAAGCCGGGAACGCTTCGCGGCGCTCCTGGTTGCAAATGTTTAACCCTTTTAATCTTTTGAGTTATGAAAGCAAATGTAAACAACTATCTTAACAGTGAAACCGGAAAAGCAAATGCAATGCGTTTTATCTCTGCATTGACAGAGCGGCGGCTTTTATGCGTCGTTAAAAAGGTTTCAAGTTCAGGAACTTCCCGCCAAATCTTTTTTGGTGAAATGTGTTTTAATAACGGTTTTGCTCATCTTTGCCAATTCAATTATTTTCTTGGCTGCTTGGGCTTTCGTTATAAAAACGATTCCGGGTTGGTTTCCGTATCTGGTTGCGGTATGGATATGATCTTCCACACTCTTTATAATGCGTGTGGCATTCTTGCCGATGCTGGTTTCACTCTCCCCGCCGATTGGGATCGCCTTTGCTGCGATTATTCCGGCTGTTAACTTCTCCCGTCCTGGTGGGCTTGATTGCTCACCACGGCGCTAAATCTTTTAATCTTTTGAGTTATGAAACAATTAGCAAAACTTTGCCCTGCGTCGGCGTGGCTTTCCGTCCGTGTTGTTTCCTGGTCTGGTATGGTTGCAATCTCTTGCGGCCTTGTGGATGACGGAACAAACTATTTTAGCGGTTATTCGGTGAAAGATGCGGAACAGGCATTTAGACGTAAATACGGCCTTTGCGGTGTCCGCTTGCGCCGTGTATCTTATTAGTCCCATATCGGGCCGGGCTTGATCTCCTGGCCTGGTGCAAGTTCAATTTTTAATCTTTTGAGTTATGGATAAATTCATTGTTACCCTCTCCGCCTCCGGCCTGGCCGGTGGCCGTCCGTTTGTGTTCATCCCTGCACACCTCCGCCGGGAGTTTGGACACCTGGCCGATGCACAGAAATACTACACGGAAATCGTCTGCAAGCATCATTTCAAGCCCTCCCGGAATTATGGCGTATTTCTGTCAATCTCCCGGGCTGGCGAAGTGATCCAGCGCCAACAAATCAACTAATTTCTGGGCCTGCCGTCCTGACCGTCGGCGGGCTTGCAAAACCATTAAATCCTTTTGAGTTATGAAACAGTACACAATCATTGACGAATCCGGGCGGGCTTATATGACCGGGACGGATCGCAAAGCATTAAACGCAATGTTAGCATGTAACGCAGTCCGGGCGCATACGGCACGCAAGCGCTATGCAATCCGCATATCTTGCAACCTGGATGCAATCCGCACGAAGCTACAAAGCAAAGTTGACGATTCTCGGATGCTCTCTTGTGACCGCCGGGCGGCTGGTGAGATGCTTGTCAAGATTGACAAGGAAATGCAGTCGGGGCGTTTGTTCTACGAGATGACCGCCGAAGATTCTGCCTACAAATGGCGCTATTACTTCTTCGCTTGATTCTTTCATCCCTGGCCGGGTGACTCTGGCCGGGGGTGCAAATTTCTAAATCTTTGAGTTATGAAAATTAAGACTAAAACTACACGAGGCGAAATCTATTTTGCCTATTCTGACTATTACGGGAATCTATTCGGAACCTGGCACGACCTCGCCATGAACGGGAACGGGACTTGCTATCTTGTCGGTTATTTCCGCTCCTATTATGCTGGTTGCACGGAGGAAATAGACGAAATGTTTTTGCCGGGCCGTCCCACTATCGGAATGATTCGCAGATTCATCCAGGGGTGCAAAGATTGTATCAATGCCGAATGACAAAGGAGGCCGGGGATTGACTTTCCCGACCTTCGCAAATTGTTCAACTAAAAATCTATTGAGTTATGGCAAAAACGAGAAACGGCCAAAGTATAGAAGTCGGCCAAAAATACGCCGTCCAGGACCTGGCGGGCGTGAATATCTACACTATTACTGAAATAATAGATGCGGATGCCGTCCGGATAGATGATTTTTACAAATCGACGCGCTGGGCGTGTAATGTGCTTTACAAAGTCTCCTAAAAAGAAAAGGGGGCGGGGGTCTGACAACCTTCGCCCGCTCCACAAATTTTCAATGAGTTATGATAATCTTAATTGCGCTTTTAATCGGCACCGCCGCCGGGCTTTTGCAAGCGTTTTGCAAGGGCTGGCGGGCGGTGCCGGATGAAAAAGAAGAGGGGGCGGGGGCCTGCGAATCGGCCTGGCTGCTCCCAATCATGCAAGAGGCGTTCCGGCGGGCCGCTCCAAATTCAAGGGGGCGGGGGAGCCGGGACTACATGAATCTCTCCACCATCATTCAGAAACTGGAGGCGGGGGAGGATGTCGCGCCGGGGGTCTGCTCCTATCTTCTGGAAAAGATAGGGGCGGGTGACCTGGCGGAGCAAATCAAGGGGGCGGGGGCGTGATTGCGCCCGTCCTTGCAAATCCTTAAATCTTTTGAGTTATGAACGAATTTGCAAAGTATTGCGAAGCTGTTGCAGAGATGAACAACTTCGAGACTGGAGTCTTTGAACTTTTTGAACCCGTCGAAATCGGCTACGAAATGGATATTGAGCGCGTCGATCTCGACAATCCGGGGAAAGTCTATGTGACTCCGAGTAAACGAGTCTGGAGCAACGCATACGCATCCCACCATTTTGAAATCAATGTCGAATCGCTTTCCGATGAAATCATCCAGAAACTCCGGGAGGCCCTGGAGGATGAGTTCCGGGAGCGGGCGGCATGGTGGGAGTATGAGGAGCGCGGGGCAGAATTGCCGTGGCAATATGCCAAGTAAAAGGGGCAGGGGGCTGGCGCTCCCTTTCCTTTCCAATCCAATCTTTTGAGTTATGACAACGATCCTAAAACGCGATGAGTTCCGCAACAATGCGGACGACTGCACTATCATCGTGGAGCAATTCATCGAGCCGTCCTACAATGTCCCTTTGTGGCGCTATTACGCAAGATATGACCGCTACGGCATTATCGGCGGCTATTCCGATTCGCTCCTCACCAGGCCGAACCGAAAACGGCTGGCGGCGCGATTCTAAAAAGGGGGCAGGGGGTGACACCCTTGCCGACCTTCCAATCTTTAATCTTTGAGTTATGGCAAACTATGTAATTATGCTTGGCGGGAACTACCTTGCCAAACGAGGCGGCTGGGGGCCTACCTTCACGCCGGAGCAGACCGATGCAAAGCGATTCCAGACCATTTCGGAGGCGTATGAGTATCGGCGCAACAATCTGGGCGGGATGAACTGCAAGATAGCCAAAATCGGCTTATATTTCAA